TGACTATGTCCGCTATGCCTACAACAACGCCTCGGAGTACTTCGAGGAGAATTTCGCCAAGCAGATCCTGCGCTTGCAAATCATGACCAGCGTCGCCCAGCTCCCGGAGGATGATCCTGATGAAACCCAAAACTGAGGCAATGAAAGACCTGGCCAAGGTCCCGCGTCGGCTTATCACCCTGGAGAAGCGCACCCTGGACTTTGATGCCGAGCGGAACCAGGTGGAACTCTGGGCCCCCTGGAAAATCCTCAAGGCCGAAAAGACCCAGCTATACGGCTCCGAGTACTACGCCGCAGCGGCCCAGGGCGAAGAGCAAACCGTGGTTTTTACGGTCCGCAAGCTGCCTGCCCTGGAAGAGGTCAACTCTACCGACTTCCGGCTGGTCTATAGCGGCCAGGTCTACGACATCAAGCAGGTGGACCAACTCCAAGACGGCGGCCTGTGGGCCAAAATTAAAGCCATTGCCCGGCCCAGCGACACCGACCCCGGCCAGTCCCTGATTGACCATGAGCTCGTGCAAGCCATCAAGGCACTGGTTGAGCACATCCTGGCCACAGAAAACATAGACCCTGAGGCCAAAGAGTGCTACCAGCAGATTCTGGACGAGGCCCTGGGGGGACGATAATGACCAAAGCAATCAATATAGACCAATTGGCAGCAGAAATCGCTAAGGGCCTCCGAGAGTTTTCCGGCGAGGTTGTCGAAAAGGTCGACATCTCCAGCGAGCGGGTAGGCAAAGAAGCCGTCAAGATGCTTAAACAGACCAGCCCGAAGCGTACAGGCAAGTATGCCAAGTCCTGGAAGATGGCAACATTTGCATCTAAGGGTCAGCCCTCCAAGAGAGTGGTCCATAATACTCGTTGGCAGCTGACCCACCTGCTGGAGAACGGCCACGCCAAAGTCAACGGGGGCAGAGTGGAGGGTATACCTCACATTCGGCCGGCAGAAGAAATGGTCATCAAGCAATTCGTGGCGGAGGTAAAGGAGGCGATTGAGCGTGGATAAAAAGAGCCTGGAAACCCTCTTAGAGGGAACGGGGATACCATACGCATATCACCACTTTGTATCGCCTCCGCCGCCGCCCTATATCGTTTACCTATCTCCTGGCCCGGACAACTTCGGGGCGGACAACAAAGTCCACTATAGTGCAGACAACTGGCAAATTGAACTTTACACCGCCAAAAAAGACCCCGCCACCGAGCAGCTGGTGGAGAGCGCACTGTCCGAGATCTACTGGGAGAAAACGGAAACATATATCGGTTCAGAGGGCCTTTTCCAGGTCCTCTATGAAATTTGAGGAGGGAAAGCCATGAGCGGTCAAAGCAACAAGGTCAAATACGGCCTTAAAAATGTGCATTACGCCGTGGCCACAGAGGCCAACGGCGTCATCAGCTATGGCACGCCAGTACCAATCCCGGGCGCAGTCAACCTTACGCTTTCTCCTGCCGGCGAGAGCGTCGAATTTTTTGCCGATGACGGACGCTACTATGAAGAAAATACCAACAACGGCTATGAGGGCAGTTTGGAGATTGCCCTAATCCCGGATAGCTTCCGCAAGGACATCCTGGGCGACATCGAGGACGAAAATGGCGCGCTTTATGAGTCCGCCGATGCCAAGCCGAAGCACTTTGCTCTGCTCTACGAGTTCGACGGCGACGTCCACAAGACTCGATATGTAGACTATTATGTGCTTGCGGCACGGCCAGACGTATCTGGGGCCACCACCACCAACACCAAGGAGCCCCAAACTGAAACCCTTAACATTGCCGCAAGGCCAGCCCCCGATACCCGGCTGGTAAGAGGCAGGGTAAAGCAAGGCCAGACTGGCTATGACACATTTTTTAGTGCCGTCTACTTGAAAGGCGCACCGACCAACACCGTGGAGGAGACCTTGTACGAGTTCAGCAAAGGCGAACCTGATGATGTCACCATTGAAGTTACCAGCACCGACGAGCACAATGCGGTCAAGAATGTCCTGCTGAACGGGCTACCTATCCCCGGGGTATACCTTACCGCTATAGGGCCAGCCGTCACCATCGGCCAGGAGTACATCGGAAACCTGGCAGACAACACTTACACCATCACTGTGGAGCTCCTGCGGGGCAATGCTGTGACCGTAACCCTTACTGTGGGGGCGTAGCCCATGGAAAAAACGCTGACCATTGACGGGCGCCAGGTACGCTTTAAAAGCTCTGGCGCCTTTTTGCTCAGGTATAAACAGCAGTTTGGACGGGACGCTTTTCAAGACATCTTCAAGCTGCAGAAGGCGGTCCGCTGGGACAAGCACCAAAAGAAGAACATCATAGCCAACATTAGCGCCCTGGACCTAGAGGTCTTTTTCAACCTGGCCTGGACTTTAGCGAAAACCGCTGACCCGAGCATCCCACCACCGATGCAGTGGCTAGACGGTTTCAGCACCTTCCCGCTTAACGACATCATGCCCGAACTCATGGACCTGATACAGCTTAGCCTGGGGAGCACCGCAGAGCTAAAAAACCAGTAGCCCCGGAGGACGACGACGAATCTGAACTGACAACCGAGCTTTTCGTCCTCCGGGCTATGCAACACGGCATCACCATCCGGGACCTTGACGATCTGACTGTTGGCATGGTCCTGGGTATCATCGCCACATACCACAACGAACACGACAGACAAAGCCAGGAGCCAGGCGTCCGCATGGCCACTCAAGCAGACTTTGACCGCTGGTAAAGGGGTGTAAGCATGGCACAAAAAATAAAAGGCATCACCATCGAAATTGGCGGCAATGTCCAGCCTTTAAACAAGGCGCTGGAAGGCGTCAATAAAAAAAGTCGCGATCTGCAGAGCGAGCTCAAGCAGGTGGACCGCCTGCTTAAGCTGGACCCCAAAAATACCGAGCTGCTTGCCCAAAAGCAAAAGCTCCTCGGCGAGGCCGTCAGCAACACCAAAACCAAGCTGGACACCCTCAAAGAAGCACAGAAGCAAGTCGAAGAGCAGTTCCGCCGGGGCGAAGTCGGCGAAGAACAATACAGGGCCATCCAGCGGGAAGTCATCAAGGCCGAGCAGGACCTAAAAAGCCTTGAGAAGCAGCTAAAAGAGGTCAACAACAAGTGGAAATCGGCCGGCAAGGCCGTCCAGGATTTTGGCAGCAAGGCAACTAAAGTCGGCAAGAGCCTGACCAAAAATGTGACTGCTCCAATCCTCGGCGCGGCCGCGGCCTCCCAGATAGCGTGGAAAGAAGTCGACGACGCCCTGGACACCGTCATTACCAAAACCGGTGCCACCGGCGAAACGTTGGAGGGCCTGGAACAGTCTTTTAAAGGTGTGGCCAAAACTTTACCGGCCGATTTGCAGACCGTCGGCGATGCCATCGGCGAAATCAACACCCAATTTGGCCTGACCGGGGAGGCGCTTGAAGATGCCGCGGCACAGGCAATTAAATTCTCGGCAATCAACGGTCAAGACGTATCAAAAGCTGCCATCGATGCCCGCAGGGCAATCGAGGCTTTTCAACTTGAGACCAAAGATCTGGGCATGGTCCTTGACGCTGTCACCAAGACAGCACAGGATACCGGGCAGAGCACAGAGGTGCTTTTTGACCGGGTAACCAAAGGCGCCCCACAGCTCAAAGATCTCAACCTCGATTTTGCCCAAAGCGTTGCCCTCATGGGCAGCCTGGAGCAGGCCGGGGTGGATAGCAGTAAGGCCCTGAGCTACCTATCCAGGGCCCAAGTCAACTTTGCGAAAGACGGCAAGGATCTGACCACCGGCCTGGCAGAGCTTATCCAGCACATCGGCGAGGCTGGCTCGCAAGCTGAGGCCCTGACCATCGCCACAGAGGCTTTTGGCACCAGGGGTGCAACTTTTATGCTGGACGCACTCCAGCGCGGGGCATTGGACCTGAAAGGTTTTCAGGACGCGGCAGAGAACGCTGCAGGGACAGTCGAAAGCACATTTGAAGCCACCCTGGACCCGGCAGACAAAATGAAAGTTGCATTGAACAACCTCAAACTGGTTGGGGCCGACCTCGGCGGTACCATCCAGGATACCCTGGCGCCGATGCTAGAAAAGCTGGTCACTTGGCTGCAAAAGGGTGTCGATTGGTTTAGCAACTTAAGCGATGGGCAGAAAAAGACCATTGTCATTGTCGGAGGACTGGCAGCGGCTCTTGGCCCTTTGCTGATGATTATAGGCAGCATCGCTACAGGTATAGGGGCACTCATGCCCATCCTGAGTGCACTAGGGGGCGCAATCGGGGCTATCTCCGCACCTGTTTTGGCAGTGGTTGCCGCAGTAGCTGCACTTGCTGCCGGCGTATACCTAGTGATCAAAAACTGGGAGCCTATCACGAAGTTTTTCGCTGACCTTTGGGAAGGCATCCGGGAGACCACCTCCAAAGTCTGGGGCAAAATCACGGACTTTTTCACACGGACCAAAGAGAAGATCGTCGACACCTTCGACAAAGTCAAAAAAGGCGTCGTCGGCGTTTGGGAAGATATCTGGGGCGGCATCAGAGGATTTATCAACAAGATTATTGATGGGATGAATAGCATGATACGCGGCCTAAACAAGCTCAAATGGGACATCCCTGACTGGGTTCCCGTCATCGGTGGCAAAAAATGGGGCATCAACATCCCGCTAATCCCCAAATTGCACACTGGCACGTCTTACTTTAAGCCCCCTGCCGGCATGATGGAGGGGCTGGCAATCCTTAAGCGAGGAGAGCAAGTCATCCCGCCTGGCCAATCTCCGGCCGC